TGTGGATTGTATATTCCATAACAATTTCCTTCTGTATCTGTTACGTATGTTGATATACTCCAATGTGTTTCCAAAACTCTATCAATCATTCCATGTTGTTTCCATAATACTGGCAAAGCATTTTTCCCACCTGGATTAATACATCTATATAATTCAATTATCATTGTTTCACCTTTGTTATTAGGTTCTTCAAAATAATACCACCATGTATTTTCTGTTCTTTGTTCTACTCTATATTTCATATCCATTTTATTTTCCTCCTGTTATTGTTTAATTGACAATACAAAAGGCTATCAAGTATAATATTCTCGATAGCCTGTAATTGGTTATTTAATTTTCTTTGAGCCTTATAACTTTGGTCGGTGGTAAGGCTCATTTTATTGTTGTATTTCTTTATCATTCATCAAATACCCATTTCATCTACCATAATAACTAACACATTCGCCCGTTATACTGTCATGATGTGTTATAAATGTGTAACCATACTTTTGTAAGTCTTCAGTATGTGATTTTATTCTTGCTTCTTGATAATCAATCGGTCTTTGTTCATTTCTGCTAGGTTTTGTATATCGTTTTAAAAAGTCTTCTATGCTGTTAGCTTCTACTTTATATTTCTTAAATGCCTCTTTCATATCTTTCATTGTTTAATATCTCCTTTACTGTTTAATAAAAGTATGCATAAAATGCACTTTTTATCCAGAAATTTCTTTAACTGATAATATTGTAAACTTATCAAGTATAAACTCATTCTTGAACTCGTCATAAGCATTTGATTTTGCATTAACATCATTACAAGCTTTAATTACTTTTTTCTTTATATCATTTTGAATAGTTCCCTTTGCAACTATCTCATATTTCTTTAACATGTTTTTTGTCTCCTTATAGAATTTGTATTTTTATGTTTATATTAATGATGACAATTCTTTCATAAGTTCATGGTTATATTTTAATGTTACTAACGAATGATAAATCCCTTCTGCATAACCCAAATGATTTTGTCCTTGTAATTCTGCAATGTTTCTTTCTGTATCTGACAAATTACTATCGTTTAATTTTTTAAAATCTTCTTTTGACTGTTTAGCATTCTTTAACCCCTCAAGTAATAAATCCACACAATAATCTTTTTCTTTTACTGTCATTGTTTCGCCCTCCTATGGATATAGAATATCCTTTTTATAAGTTAATAATTGTTTAGGTTGTATTGTTCATCATATCCGATAATTTCAATGTCTTCTCTATCATTAATTTCAGAATCGTGCAATAATTTTACATAGTATTGTGCTTTCAGTGTGTCGAATAATTCAAAGTGCCCACCGTTTTCTATTTGTGCATTATAATGTTTACACCATTGTTCTATGGCCTGACTTGGTGCGTTTGTTATAATAATCATTGCATCGCTAGACATTCCATAGGTAAACAATACTTTTCTTCTATTTTCCATGTAAAACCCTCCTGTTACGTTTATTTGATATTTAACAGACTTTTATTTGACTAATGGAATATCCTTTTAGCGTGTTAATTCTAGTTCACCTTCTGCCTCCAATATAGCAATAAATACTAGACTTGATGGCTTAATATATTTTTTTTGTTTATTTACTTTTTCTAACCATTCAGAAACTAAAAAGTTTTTGTTTTGTTCTGCTTCTTCTTTATTTAAACATTCAGCACAAATATATAATATATCCTGTTCTATAGCTTTCTCTGTTGGAATACTTGATATACTAACATAACACTTATTCATTATTTAACCCCTTTTCTGCTATTTAATAGCGATAAAATAATTGTTTGAATTGGTTATTTAACCCCAATTAAATGTTAATTGTGGAAATGTTTTTTCTAATAATACAGAATCCTTGCAAGAATAATCTCCAATTGTTTTTCCATCTTTATATATATTCCCTCTGTATTCGCAACCGTTTGGATAAAAAAGAACGTCTATTCTATCAGCTTCTTTTTGATTATCCCCATACCACATATCAATATTTAGTTTATTCTTATTACTCATTGTTTACCTTCTTTCTACCTTGTAAGACCAAAGCAAACAAGGATTTCATTTCTTTTTAATTGTCCATCCATCACGAATACATTTACCGTTTAAGTAATCAATATAATAAATACCATCTTCAATTAGCAATATGCTTACTTCTTCGTTTTCGATTAATTTAGATGCTTCCTTAGCACATTGCTTAGCTTCTATAAGATTGGTAAAATGTCCACCATATTCTCCATACACTGCCCATTTGTCTTTACGTTCTCTTTTCATAGTTTTATCACTCCTATATATTTGCACCGACTTGGAACGGCTGCTAGTGCATTATAGCGGAATAAAATCCGCTATCCTCTGCAAGAGAGTTATCTTAAAACTACCAAATCTTAATTCTATGCTAGTATTCTATACAAAAATCTAGTTTGTATTGTCTTTTATGTCTTGTATCTTTGCTTACTCCATCAAGTTTAGAAAAGCCTATAATGTCATTGATTGATAGTTTATTCCAATAATCTTTTACTTCTGTTAATCTTACTTTTATCATTGTTTTTGTTTCGCCTATAATCACACCATAGCCAGTAATAATATGCCCAGTGGAATTTCTAACAGTAACCTTTTGTAATTGTTTTTTGTTATTTACTATTTCCCTTGCTTCAGCTTCTGAAATTGTACCACCTTTTGTAAAAAGACTTTCTACCATTATTTTTTCAATTTCTTTTTGTGTATTATCCATTGTTTAATATCCTCCTTATTCACTATAAAATGTTAGTTTGTTTCACAATACCATTAATAAATGTTTTGGTATTTTCATCATTCGCCCTGTGCTAAATCTAACAAATGGGTTACTTTCTGTCAATCTTAAGATCATTCCTTTTGTTCCGGCTTTTACTATCAGGATTCCTTTAATAATAATGTCTTTTGTTACGATTACCTTCGCAAATTTTATCATGATGGCTACCTCTTAATGTTTCACGTGAAACATGTTATATTTGTTTGTTATTGAGTTGCAATGTAAATATTCATGCTAATAACCTTGCCAAATCCATTCAATCATATTTATTTTGTGTTTCATTCCTTTAATATTCAACTACTTAAATCAACCTCAAATTTCGGTTTTACGCTACATTCTGTTGATTAATTCGTTTTCGTTGGTGTATACACTTTATATGATATATACTGTTTATGTGATTGCCATATGCTATTACTTATACAGGTAATCAGGTTATTAGCATTATATAAAAACACTGTTATATTAATTCTGTTTAACCGCTAATTCTGATAGAATTCAGTAAGCAGTTAATTGTTAGATTTGTTATTTATACTGCAATGCATTACTTATTGTATGCTGGCAGTCTCACACTTTCCAATGTATCCCGTTTCATGTCTTATGGGTAAGTTGTATGAGTAACTTCCTTTCGTGTCTATACGAAAAGCCGACTTAGATTAAGTTGTCATTGTTCAAGTGCCGTTAGGACTTTAAGGACTTATGATTGATATGTTTCATTTACTGATAACCTATTTTACGATTTGCACGTAATAACTATTTATTATAGCCCTGTTTAGATTGATTTAAATATTTTTGTTATTCGGAATGTTTAATCATAATCTGTTTACTTACTGTTTAACTACTTTACTGTTTAACCAGAATAGGCTTTCTGTGCTTTGATAAACCGATGTAGTGTCGCTCCACGAGACATGACCGCTATTGGAATGATCTGGTGAAGGCGGTGACTATAAGTCGGTGACACTAACCTATTACCGACTAACCATTTAAGGTTAGTTTCGTCTTAATTTTCAAAGACTCATCAGGGTAATTATGCCATTACTTGATACATGTCACCAATAGCTACAACTTTGATATTATTTTCTATTGCATATGTCTTTACACTGTCGAGTGACCTACTAACTTTAATTGCTGCATTTAACATAGTTGGAGTTATTCTTTCTCTTAATGCATATCTAACCTTTTTCCCATACCCACAAATTTCTATTACATATTCTCTTTTCATTTTTATATCCTCCATATTTAGGTTTTATTTATTTCTTATCTTGATATAAGTATATCATATCTATTAAAGAAATACAACATATAATTTATTATTTTTACGATTTTTATTAAGTTTTCGTGATATTTTTATAAAACAGAATCATATAATACTATTTATTTCATACTATATATTGTGGTTATTATTGATATAATCATAGTTATACCACTATATATTGTACCACATAGAATTAATTATAATTGATTTTAGGTATTATCCTATGCCTGATTTGATTAATGGCTGCATGGAGCTTATACGCGGTTACAATGGTATATGGTTAGGTTGCATTTATTTATCAACATGTTGCGGATTGATTAGTGGATAAATATAACACATGATATATTGCACTAGATTAGCCGTTAATGGTATAAGTATTAGTTATGGTTAATGATGTCGTGATAACATTGGATTATATATCGTATTACGATAAATTCTTGTTGATTAACATGTTATAAGTTATAGTTATGATAATACACGTTGATATAATTTGAAGTTATATTCATTCTATTGGTTAACGTTGAGCTACCAACGGCTATACTATATCGGCATACGATACATATAAACGCATTATTACGGTAAACGATATATCAGTAAACGTTATAATTTTAGTTTGTTGCATTTGCAACAGAAATAATCCGAACGTTTTCATAGTCTATCTGTACTATCTTACTAGTACACTAATAACGAATAAAGTTACAATTGACAAGTTAACTTTACATTATTTCAATCTCATGCACCGTATTACAGCTAAAATGACATTCTTAAAATCATCTTTTATGAAACTGACTACTAAAACGCTGAATAATACTATACTATTATGCAGTATCTATACCATATGACGGGGCTATTTTACAAATCCAGACCGGATTTATTTTCACCGGAATGCCCCATCTGTTCAATCCACACCTCATAATTCAAAATAAACATCGAAGCAAATATTCATCAATTCCGCAACAATATTCACATTTTACCCCATTATTCTTCGATAGGCGTTTCGGTAGAATCCAGTAAAATAAACCATTAAGCCAAATTCATGTGTTACATAATAAGAATGCATACTTATGCAATAAAATAAATGTTAAATAGCTGCAACGCTGACAAACACTACATTTATGCCAATGTATAAAGTATATTTACCTATAAAATAGAATAATCAAAAATATCATGAAAATCACAGTAATCATGCATAAACACTGGATTTTTTTCGAAATCATAGAGAAAAGTTGAAAAATCTAAGAAAATGGTTAAAATATGATTTATCTGTTAAAGGCAAAAATCGCTCTGTTCTGCATGATTACTGGGGTTATAACTCTTCTACCTGATCAGCTCCCGAAGTATCAAAAAACTAATAAAGAAATATAACATTTGCTTGACAGAATTTTTCACCTATGATATAATTAAAGTGTAGGGGTTACTATACCGATAAATACTACAAAGTTATTACTACTAAATAAATATAACACCGAGAAAGGAGAAAATAATAATTATGTCAAACGCTTATAAAAAAGAATAAGCTTATTGCCATTGCTACAACAACAAAGTACGTTGTTTACGCAAATTTATATCCATAAGATAAATATAACATCTATTTACCTATCCTAAAATGTGTACATAATATATATTATATATATGTACCAAAAATAGGATTGTAAACAATTTAATTTAAAGGAGGTATTCGTATTAGAAAAAAGAAAAATCAATATATTAAACCAGTTATCCCAATTGGAATTATAAATGAAGAAGATTTAATTGAATTATTTGGGACGGATAAACAAAAGAATAAGTATTACGAGAATGGGAAGTTTATTAGTAGTAATAAGACTACGATTATAAATAGTGCAAACAGATATTGTAAGTTGTTAGATCTCGGGAACAGAAAATATGAAATTAAGGAGGTATATTCTGTTCCAAAATCTAAAGAAGTAGAAAAAATGATGAATGGTATGTATAGGTACATTGTTCCACTTATATTATTAAAGTTAATTGAGGGGCATGACGAAAACAATCGTATTGCTTTAACAAGTAGTAAGTGGGCAAAACAGATACATATGATAAATAGAAATTATGATACCGTAAAATACTCTAGAAGTGAAGTTGCCAGAATATATGAGTGGGAAAGTGATGATGTTAAAGATTTCTTTATAAAGGTAGACGATATGATATCATCTTATCTCGTTATGTCATTAGATTATTTAAAAAGTACTGGTTCAATAATATGGCGGGAAGCAAATGTCGTTCATAGTTCAATTCCAGCAGAGAGAATGTCAGGCTACGATGAAAATGGGAAACCTAAGTATGAATTGTATTATGAATCAGAGGAACATACTGCTTCTGAAGAGGAAATGGGATTTTATACTAAATGTGTTGAAATTGCAGATAACGAAGCCGGAATAGAAAAAGGTAGAGCTAATAAAAGATATTATGGGGATGAATCAAAGATATTTTCGTTGGCATTGGCAAGAGAATTGAATTCTAGGAATATAAAATACATATACAAAACTTATGAAGTATATTTTATACATTTGGATTGGTGTAAATCTTTATTGAAGGAATTTGACATAAATAAAAGTATTGATGATTTTATCAAAGAATTTAATATAGAATTCCAATCTTTAATTATGAGAAATGCAAATACAAGATATGATAAGGATGTAAAAAATGTCATATTGAAATATAGTGAAAAATATTTAGATATATTTACAAATCTATGTGATATAACCATCAATCATGAAAATGATAAATATAACATAAAACAAATACTTAAATTGGAGGATAGTAAAAATTGAAATTTAACGACAATCAGATTAAAGCAATAAATAAGCTAAATGGTAATACTGCTGTCATTGCCGCTCCTGGAAGCGGAAAGACATCTGTACTTACAAATAGAATTGTAAAACTAATTGAAGAATATGATGTAAATCCAGCAAATATTTTAGCAATTACCTTTAGCAGAAAAGCAAAAGAGAATATGGATACAAGATTAAAAACAATGATAAACTCTTTTTCATCTGTTAATACTGAGACTTTCCACTCTCTCGCTTTAAAGATAATAAGTAGTAAATATGGATCAAAATTTAAATTATGGGATATCCAATGGCAAAAAGAAAAAGTAATTACGGACATAATTAAACCGATATCTTGCAACCCTGAAATAGATTTTAATGAGATATTTTTATTTATTAAAATTCAAAAAAATAATATGTTAAAACCAAATGATAAATTAATATTTGAAAAGACATATTCCTATAGCAACGAGAACATGATAAAAATATATAAAAAATATGAAGAATACAAAGAGTTAAATTCGTTTATTGAGTTTGATGACTTTTTAAATTTAGCTTGCGAAATATTAGAATCTGACGATAAAATATTAAAGTCATATCAGAATAGATTTAAATATATATTATCGGACGAATACCAAGATGTTTCAATGAATCAAGCAAAACTAATTACGATGCTGGGAAAAAATAATAATGTATTTGTCGTTGGAGATATGATGCAAGCAATATATGGATTTTCTGGTGGAAAAAGTGAATACTTACTTGATTTTGATTGTTTATGGAATAATGTAGATGTTATCAATTTAGATATTAATTATAGGTGTAGCAAAGACATTGTTGATTCTGCAAACAAATTTGCTGAAAGTATACCAGAAAGCCAACATAGAAATTATATAAAAAGTAAGGCAAATAACCCTCCATATAGTAAACCAATTTTTACGGAATATGAAAATTCATATGAAGAATGCAAAGGAATATCAAATAAAATTAAGGAACTGCACGGGGCAGGAATTCCATATAAAGATATATCTATATTGGCAAGAACTAATGCGCAACTACAAAAATTTGAATCAGTCTTACACGATAATAGAATACCTTTTGATGTTGTTGATGGAAAAATAATAACAGACTTAAAAGAAATTAAATTACTTGTTGGATATCTCAAATTATCAAATAATATTTATGATAATGACGCATTCAGAGAAATTTATAATAAACCTAATAGATGGCTAGATAAAAAGTTTTTAAGTGAAGTTGAAAATACCATTAAAGCCGGAGATTCATTATTTAACGGAATGGATAATATAGCAAGAAGAAACTGGAGATATAAAAATGGTATAGATGAAATATATAAGGTAATCAATTATTTAAGAAATAAAAAATTTGCTAATGTAAAGGGTATGGTATCTTATATTAGGAAGCGGTTAGACATTGATTCATTTGTTAGCAAAGGAGAAATGGATGAAGATGGATTATCTCCTCAGATTGAAAATATGGATAGTTTCGAGGATTTATGTAAGCAATTTAAAACTGTAAACGAATTAAATATTTATTTAAATGAACTAAAAGAAAATAATGAAAGAATTAAAGATATAGATTCTGGAATTAAATTATTAACATTACATAAATCAAAAGGGCTTGAATTTAAAATTGTTTTTATATCTGGATGCAGTGATGGATTGCTTCCACATAGAAGAACTCTGGATATTAATGAAGAAAAAAGACTGTTTTATGTAGGAATAACAAGGGCAGAACAAGAATTGTTTTTATCTCATTCAAGTATGTACAATGATCAAGTTTATGAAATAAGTCCATTCATAAAAGATTTAGGAGACACTATTTTAATAAACAATATTACTAAACCTAAAAAAAGAAAATATAATAAGAAAAAATTCTAATTTACAATACTCCTACACTTTCTACAAATTTCTAGGAGCGACTTAAACACCTTATACGGTAATTAATATACCTTTAACCTAAAATAGCCTTAAAACGATTACTACAAAATAAATATAACATATAAGAGAGGATAATAAAATGATAACTACGGATGTAAATGAAAAACTGAATGATGATATAGTAAAAGATATGACGAATGAGGAGTGGCAATCTGCTTATGCTCAATTAAGGAAAAATATTCCAGTATATGCTGCTCTCCCATCACGTAAGCCAGCGAATAACCGTTGTGTAAGATCATATTGTCAGCTATCTGACGGGAAATACGATGGAGTTGATACATTAGATAAGCGAAACTGCGATAGGATCAAAGATATTTTAAGAAATATCCGGCGATGCAAAAATAAAGTTGTGATTGATTATGTATATTATTTTAATGATATAAAGGAGTTAATGAAATATGAATCTAATTTAGTAACAAAAATCGTACATAAAGAAGTTACATATTGGAAAGTTTGGATTAGTAAATAATAAATATAACATGTGATGATGCATTTGAAAGGAGAAGTTAATGGGACATATAAACAAAAGTCAAGAATGGTTTAAAGAAAAAGTTAGAAAATATCATGGTGATAAGGTAGATATTATAGGAGAATATAATGGGTCAGAAAATCCCATTGAATTAATTTATCATTGTGAAAAACATGGAGATACAACAACTACAATTAATGCTAAAAATATATGTAAGAATTATTTTTTACCATGTAAAGAATGTCAGCGAGAAAATAAAAGCAAAAAGGGATTAGAAAAACATGATATGAAAGATAAAAAATATTATTATCAAAGATTAAAACAATATTGCGAAGATCATGATGGAATATTGCTGTCTAAAGAATGGAAAACTGCAAAGACAATATACGAATTTAAGTGTAATGATCCAAACCATCCTCCATTTAGAACTACAGCAGACTCTTTATATAGCGGAAATCATTGGTGCCCATATTGTTGTGGTAGGCGAGGAGATTTTGAAAATGAAATAGAGCAAATAGTACAATCAAAAAACGGAGAATTATTATCTGAATACATAAATGCGGGAACATATATAAAGGTTCGTTGTAAGACTCATAATTATGATTGGGATATATTACCTAATAATATCAAGAAAGGGAGATGGTGTCCTATTTGTAGTATGCCTTTTTCAGAGAAAGTTGTGTGGGACTATTTAAATTCATTTGGTTTAAATATTGAGATTCAATATAAGTTTGATTCGTTGGAAGGTAAGAATAATGAAAAATTAAAATTCGATTTTGCATTGTTATCAAACAAAAATGAACTGATTTACTTGATCGAAATTGATGACGAAGAACACAGAGATAATCACGATAATTGTAAAAAACGTTTAATAGCAAGAGAAAGAGACAACCAGAAAAACAAATATTGTATAGATAATAATATTAATTTATATCGGATGGACGTTCCTTTTAGACAAAATAAAAAATGGGCTTACGATGATTATTATAGATATATAAATACTGAATTAAAAAGTATTGTTAATCTTGTTTTATCTAATGACAAAGGAGGAAGATAGTATTGGCACTTTCTGAACAAATACATATCTATAGTTTAGACACTGGAGATTTTTATTATAAAAATGAAAGAAAGTTACATAATATTATTTATAAATTAAAATCAGAACGTAACAAATTGAAAAATGAAATGAAATCAATAAATGAAAAACTGAATTTTTATGGATATAATGAAGAAATTGAAGAAATGATAAATAAAAATGATTATTCATTTATACCCGAAGATCAAGAATATAGGTATATAGGCTATAATATTATTGAGCTTTTAAATAGAAAGGACAACATTGAAAGATATCTTGAACATAAAAAGTTGTTAATTGAAAGTTCTAAAGATAAATTATTACAAATCTTAGAATATAGATGTGATTATAATCAATATTATAATAAAGAGTTTAATCATAGCTATCAAATGAGAGTTTTAAAAGAAAAAAGTTTAAATATTAAAAACATAATATCAGTTTTTGAGTCAACATTTACTCGTACGGTTGGATTAAAAACTAATGATCTCTCAACAGATATTATGGTAGTTCAAGTGTATTATTTTGATGTTATAAAAGATATGATTTTACACGGATTTATTTATAATGGGGAAAAGTATAGGTTTTTTACTTCTTCTGCTGGTCAAATTCGTACAAAAAAGACAGTTTTTATTAAAGAATCCGTTTGGAACAGACATATTAAAACTTTATTATGTGGTTTAACAATAGAAAAAATAAATGAATTAGGCGGAATAAATGTTAATAAATATTTAGCATATTTAGCTTTAACTAATAGCGCGACTGATTTATGGAAAGATTTTGATATTAATAAAACCATAGTAGTTGAAGATTTTGAAACGAATGTTACCGGAGAGGTGGATTTGATTGATGATCTTACTTATACAATAGAAAGAAAAACGATGCCTGTTCCAATTACACATACAGATGGATCTGGCATGATGCTCCCGTCTATAAGTAAAAAGAATTTTATGTGTAGACTACCTTGGGTAAAAGGTTTACTTGCTACTTTTGATTTCAAAAAATTTATATTAGAACAGAATGAATTACATCCTGAAATAAAACATGAAATGGTAAAAGACATATATGGCAAAGAACATAATATTCTAGAAGAAGATATAAAAATAATTTTTACTAAAAGTCAATTTAAAATGTATAAATATTATGAATCATGGAATGAGTATCAAAAATATTTCAGTGAAAATAAGTGTCAAGCAGGAATTTGTAATTTAGAGGAAGATAATATAAAAAAATCAAAAATAAATTATCAAATGATTCAAACTCTTACAGATATGACAGATGATGAATTAGTTGATATTGCTTTCAAATCAAGTAATAAAATAGTAAATTTGTCATCTACAGTAGATTCCATGCTAAATGCTTTTGGAGTGACAAAGTACAATAAAAATAAAACATATTTACAACAAGCGTTAGAAATATACCCCGAGTTATTAAGAGATATTTACACAAAGGATGTATTAAGGCAAATTAAATTAAGTTTAATCAAAGATTATAAATCTGCAAAGTTAGAAATTGATGGGAAGTACACTTTCTTAATACCTGACATGTACGCTTTTTGTGAAAATTTATTTTGTGGAATAAAAGAGCCAGTAGGATTATTACAAAATAATGAAGTATATTGTAACTTGTATAAGAAAGTTGAAAAACTTGATTGCTTAAGATCTCCACACTTATACAGAGAACATGCGGTAAGAAATAATGTAATAGATGATGAAAAATCAAAATGGTTTATAACTGACGCTATTTATACGAGTTGTCATGACTTAATTTCTAAAATACTTCAATTTGATGTAGATGGGGATCGTAGTTTGGTTGTAGCAGAAAAAAGCATTGTACAAATAGCGGAGAGGAATATGCGAGATATTGTTCCGTTGTATTACAATATGAGGAAGGCAGATCCTGTTATATTAACAAACGAGCAGATATATAATGGTTTGAATGCAGCATATACTGGAGGAAATATAGGAGCAATAAGTAATGATATCACAAAAATATGGAATAGTGGAATTATTACTGATGAAAAGATGAAAGCCATAAAGTTACTTTGCATGGAAAATAACTTTACAATTGATTATGCAAAGACTTTGTATAAGCCTAAACGACCTATAGAAATAAAAAAAATAATTACAAAATACACAAAGAAAAAAGTACCATATTTTTTTATTTATGCAAAAGACAAAGAGTTATCTCAAATTGAAAGTAAAAATGATAGTATAGTAAACAAGTTAGATGATATTATTATTAATAAAAAAATGAATTTTTCTATTAATAAGTTTGGGAAATTTAACTATACTATGTTGATGAATAACAGTCAAATTAAATTATCAGAAGAATTAATAAATAAATATAACGAGTTAAATCGTACATATCATTTTAAAATTAATATGGAAGATGAAAACAAAGGTAATATATCTTATATAGCACTAGAAATTCGAGATGAATTAAGTAAATTTAAATATTCTGAATATGAAATTTGTGATATGCTAGTTAAATATTTGTACGATGAAAAGAATAGTAAGTCAAAAGAGTCTTTATGGTTTTGTTACGGTAAAATTATTGTAGAAAATTTAAAAAGGAACATAGGAGATAAAGATGGTGTCTGTGGTAAATGTGGTAAAAGATTTAAAAAGAAACAAAATTACCATAAATACTGCAATGATTGTGCTAAATACATTCCTAAAAAAACAAAAAATATCAAGTGTATTGATTGCGGATGTGATATAATAACAAGTGCGTGTGACATGAAAACAATTAGATGTAAGAAATGTCAAAAAATCAAAGACAAAGAAAACACAAGATTAAGAGTTCAGAAATATAGAAATAATAAAGAAATGTAACGTTAAGCTTTTGAAATTAAAACACCCATAAAGCGTTGATTCTACTAGTTAAAATGGCATTTTGAATATTTTGTAATTTTAGTCATAAAACACAAGAAAACCCTTGTTTTACAAGGATTGTAGTAATATTTATTGTATAAATCAAACTCCTCTACTATGGAGAAAGACTATCCCCAATCTACAAATATATTCGGATAGTCTGGTATTCTCCTTTATTTTTTTATTTTTATAGAATAAATATAACATATACTGTATTAAGTATTTCTCACTCATTCGAGTTTTTCATACACATTCTCCTTTCGGCAGGGGTACGGATATTAGCTACGTGCTCTCCTGCCATTCTAAGTTATATCAATAAATCCTATTGCTTAGGTTTTAGGATTGTAATAAATTTTGAAACATCACTTAGAGATTGGCGAGAGCTGATCTCTTTTATTATGGAAAGTTGGCAGAATTGGCAAATGCGCTCGTCTTGAAAACGAGAACCTAAAAGGGTATGTGGGATCGAAACCTACACTTTCCGCTACTCTCCTATTTTGGAGATAAAATTATATTATGAAGGGAACGGTTGTTATTAAACAAATAAGTTTAAGAGAAGTTAAGAATTTAATTAAATATGGATATGTCGGAAATGCGTCTGGAGGATTTTATGATCTATCTCGTTTTAAGAATGAGGTAGAAAATGATAAATCTAACTTTATTCCAATGCAAGAAAAATATAACAGGTCACATATTGGATATTATAAGACTATAGGTGGTCAAAGATATATGGAAGATAGATTTGTGGATATATCTAAAGAATTAAAATAATTAATGAAAGAAGGAGAATATTATTGCCAAGAAAGATAACAAAGTAACAATTGATATTATAGGTGGCAATGCAGAGTCTGTAACAGGCTCATGCTCAGTAATAAATTATAACGGAAATACGGCTCTATTTGAAGTTGGAACGATACAAGACGGCAAAACTGTTAAAGAGAATTATGATTTAAATAAAAAGCTTATAAGTAATATAAAAAATAAGGCTGAAATAAAGTATGTATTTGTTGGACATAATCATGCGGATCACATCGGTAATATTCCGGCATTATTTAGATATGATTTTAATGCAAGAATAATAGTACCAAAAGGAAGTATTAGAATATTAAGAGAAATGTGGTATGATTCAAGTTATATTAATCAAAGAGATTGCGAATATCTTTCTGATAAATTTGAAAAAGAATATACACCATTATATTCAGATAATGAAGTCGAATTAGCATTAGATCATGTAGACGAATATGAATTTGATAAAATATTTGAATTGGATAATTTCTTGAAATTTAAATTTATTCATGCTGGACATATATTGTTTTCAGCACAAACGGAATTATTTATATCGTTAAATAACTCTACTAAGAAAATTGTATTTACTTCCGATATTGGGAATACAAAATTAAACAATAATAAAGTATTTGTAGAAAAGTTTTCGCCAATAGTAAAAAGCAATATAGTGATTGGTGAAGCTACATATGCATCAAGTTCTAGGTCAATGAATAAAAAGGATTTACAAAATGATTTAGACAAAATAAAAACAGTAATAACACAGTTTTGTGTTGAAAATAAAAAGATAGTTGTAATACCGACTTTTAGCTTAGACAGACTTCCATATATGTTATGGCTTTTGTATTCTATTTTTGGGAAAGATGAAAATTTCAATATTCCAATTATCGTAGATAGCCCTTTATCAATACGTCTTTTAAATGCCTATTCTGAATCATTACAGGGAGATGCAAAAGATAAATTTGACTTAATGATGAATTGGAAAAATGTAAAATTTGCATACACACCAGAAGAAAGTAAATCCGTTATGGCTGATGGTAAAGCTAAGTGCGTATTATCTTCGAGCGGAATGCTCCAAGCTGGAAGAAGTGTAAAATGGGTACAACATATTTTGCCTAATCAAGATAATTGTATTTTGTTTATAGGATATGCCACAACGAATACGTTGGCATATAAAATAAAAAATGGCAAAGAACAGAAAACTATCTCTATAAATGGTAAAGCAGTAAAGAATCGTGCGGCAATAGTTGATTTACACTCATTCAGCAGCCACATGCAGCATGACGATTTATTGAAATACTACTCTTCTATTAATTGTGAAAAAATATATCTTGTTCATTCAAATCAGGATGAAAAAATTTCATTTAAAAAAGAATTGGAAACTGAATTAAGCAATAAATGTAAAACTACTAAAGTTATTGCGGTTAATAAAAGTACTAAAATAACTTTATAATTTTTTATTGCATTCTATTGCCTATATTTATCCATATTAATAATACTGCAACCACAGACAAATGTCAAATAAAATTTGAAGGGAATGGTGAATATTAACGATTTAAATAGATTACCAGGAGAGAATTATTATAAATATGTTTGGAGAATGGACAATTTAATTCGTCAAGGTAAATATAAAAATTGGGAGGAAATAACTCCTATTGTTAACGCTCAAGTTGATGAAGAAGATGTAAAAGGTGAATCTGGACATCGGAAGGCTGTAAAATATGCTAGAGATTTCTATGAAGCAGGTGTTTTTGATGCTTTTAAAGAAGATGAATACTTTAAAGAATTACAAGTACAAACTCGTGAACTTGAACGAATGAAAATTAAGTTTAGAGATGAACGTAATGCTTGGCAGAAAATGAATTTCATTGATGGCAGAGTTGAAGAAAAACTTAATAAACTTGAAGAAGAAATTAAATATCAAGGTAGAATTGATTACTCTATCACTAATTTAGTAAATATCAAATCTAATAACGACTTACTTATTATATTAAGTGACTTACATATTGGACAATGCTTCTCTTCTGCTTTTGGTGTTTATAATTCTGATATTGCAAAAGACAGAATAAATAAATATCTAGATGAGATATTAAATATTCAAGAAACTCATAATTCTGAAAATGCCTTTGTTTCTTTACAAGGCGATCTGATTTCAAACAGTATTCACAAAGCACTTGCAATAACAAATAGGGAAAATGTCATTGAACAGATTAAACTTGCTAGTGAAATGGTCACTTCTTTTATATATGAATTAAGTAAGCGTTTTAATAACGTTTATATGTCAAGTGTGACCGGAAATCACTCTCGCATTGATCGTAAAGAAGATGCTTTGCACGACGAAAGACTCGACTCTTTAGTAGATTGGTATGTTAAGGCTAAATTGGAACATATTCAAAATTTCAAACTAATTGAGGACAAGATAGACTCTTCTATTTCTACAATGAACATACGTGGATTAACGTACTTCGGGGTTCATGGTGATTTCGATGGATTTAATAAAAGTGGTGTTGCTAACTTAGTATTAATGACCGGAATTAAACCTTATGCAATTACATATGGGCATCTGCATACATGTTCAGTTGATGAAATTGGTGGAATTAAAATCATTCGAGGCGGATCTCTTGCTGGCAGTGGTGATGACTATACGGTTGAAAAGAGACTAAGTGGCAAGCCAAGTCAAATGGTATGTGTTTGTACAGATAAAGGTGTAAAAGCCTATTACGTTGTTGAATTAAATTAAATATTTAAAAGGATTTGTGGGATAATTACCCACCACCTTCCACTGAGCGTAGCAATTCTACGCTCTTTTATTATGCAAAGGAAGGATGATAAATGGCTAAAAATAAGATTTGTGGAATTTATTGTATTGAAAATTTAATAAATAATAAAAAATATATTGGTCAAAGCATTGATATTAATCAAAGATGGAGAACTCATAAATCTGAATTAAATAATAACAAACATTACAATATACAGTTGCAAAGAGCATGGAATAAATATGGTAATAAAAATTTTAACTTTTATATTATAGAAAATTGTGACTATATGTGTATAGATGAAAGAGAAAAATTTTATATAGCAAAATATAATACATATAAAAATGGATATAATCGAGATTTAGGTGGAAGTAAAGATAAAGATGTTTCTCCTGATTTTGGTAAAAAAATAAGTCAAGCGAGATTAAATAAAACCGCTGATGAAAAATATGAAATTATGAAAGCAAATATTAAAGCGCATGAATTTGAATCTATTCCAGTTTATCAAATCGACTTGAATGGTAATATAGTAAAATTATGGTCAAGTGCAAGAAGAGCTGGCAAAGAATTAAATATAATTCAATCAGTAATTTGGACTTGTTTAAACAAAACAAGAAAAACATATAAAGGATATATCTGGTTATATGAATCTGAAATTGAAGAATTTAATTTAAATGATTATATTAACCAAAACACACAAGCAAAAAAGATATATCAATTTAATTTCGATGGAGAATTAATAAAAGAATGGGATAGTTCTAACGAAACTACTAAATATGGCTTTGATCCATCTGCTGTAATAAAGTGTTGCAAAGAGAAGTGTTTGTTTCATAAAGGTTTTATATGGAGTTATTCAAGGCATGTTAAATCTGAGATAATTGACAAAATAAAAGAAAAACAATCAATAAAAATCTTTAATATTAACTTAGATTATTTATTTAGTACATACGATCAAAAAGAAGCATCTAAATTAACTGGAGTTTCTGTAGCATCAATTAGTTTATGTTTAAATGGTAAAATAAATAAAACTAAAGGGTATATATTTAAATATGCTTCTTGATGCTACTGCTTCTTTTATTATATTTGAAGAAGGTAAAGACAAAACTGACGAGCGCACATTTGTACTAAACTAAAATTTGTTAAGGATGGTGAAAACCATGGATATAGAATTTGAAAGTAATGTAATAGCTTACGACTCTGTTATGAGTTTAGCTGACGATGCGATTACTGCATTGGATTATAAGAATAGAGAAAACGTAAAAATCGGAGAAGACACCACTACTATCTCGTTGGTTGGATACTCCGATACTATGGAAGAATTAATTAAAGCAGTATGCTTATTGTCATCAATAAAAGAATTTGATTTTGTAATGGATTTTATAAATTTAGATTCAATTGATTATGAAGATGTGTATGTTGCTTCTTTAGTTTTTGAAGATGGTGACATACATTTCAATATTGAAAAAGCTTTAGACGAAGATGATAATTATCCAATGCTGCAATGCGATAAATTATATTTAGATATTGATTGTCCTGAAGAAATAATTGCTTCATCCGTAATGTATGAAACAGACGTTGAATATTTTATGTGTGATTACGATTTAGATAGTAATGAATAAATATAACACGATAAATTAAGGTTTTTATTGTGTTTTTAATGACTTATAGTGTCGTAGCTATAGGTCTTTTTTGATGCATTTTATGCATTACTACAACTAAATATTGATCGGAGCGTGTCCGGGTTACCAAAACGCAAATAACAGAGAAAACTTGCGGAGAGATGAGAAAATACCGCTTTTACCGTCTATTAAATAGTGATAGATGCTACGGATTAAAAGTTAATCCTTGATAATTATAAATATAAAATCAGGGAGGTTTTGCCATGAATAAAATGGGAAACAATGAGACAAATAAAACGTTAATTTATACCGAGAGTAAATCATTAAGAAATGAAACTATCGAAAATATAGAATATGATTTTTTAGATAAAATGAAGGCAATTCCATATTTAACAAATGATATGGTTTTAAGTTTGGATCAAGCATCTAATTTTTATGAATCTACTAAAAAGTCTGTTGATACGATTATTACAAGAAACAAAGAAGAATTTCTTGATGATGTATGGGTGATTCGTGGCGAAGAACTTAAAATTTTTAAGTCAGAAGTAACTCTCCTTCACGGTGAGGGAGAGTTTGATAATAGGACGCCTAGTTTAACATTGATGAATAAAAGAGCATTACTTCGTATCGGAATGATTATGACTGGTAGTGCAATGGCTACAAAGGTAAGAAATTATTTGCTTAACCTTGAAAATGATGCTAAATTTGATAGAAAACAATGGGCAATTCAAAGAGAAGTAGGAATAATTGAAAGAAAGCGAATGACTTCAGCTATTGCAAAATATATACCAAACACAAAACATAAACAATTTGCTTATCCTACATACACAAATATGTTGTATAGAATACTTTTTAATAAAGAAGCAAAACAATTAAAGGAAGAAAGAAAAGTAAAAACCAATGACGCATTGAGAGATAGTTTTAGTGAACAGGAATTAAAAAATATTGAAGAAGCTGAAACTATTATTACTGCTCTTATAGCATTGGGATTTACATATAAACAAATAGAAGAACATCTTAAAAACAAATATATAAAACAATTACCAAATAAATAAAACATTGGATTCCGTGGTGTCACAGCTACGGAATTTATTTTGTACTACTCTCCTATTTTGTAGTACTGATTATTATATGAAAGGGGCTGTGTATTACGGCTAATACTAAACCAAAATCACCTAATTCAAAAAGAATTGTAAGTAGCTCAGATGCATCTGCTTCAATTTATAAATGTACTAGGTGTGGAAAAACGAAAACAGATCCTAAAAGTTTTTTCTTTATGTCGAAAACAAGTCCATTATTTACGGCGAACGAATTATATACTCACATTTGCTGTGATTGCGCTAATGAAATTTTTGATGACATGAAAATTAAATATAAAGACGAAAAAATTGCCTTAATTATATTATGTCATTATTTAGATGTGTATTTTTCAGATGAGCTATATGATAAAATCAAAGACAATGCAAATTTTTCTTATGGGAATTATAGTAAATTACTAAACGGAACACAATATAAAGCAAAAAATTTTACAACTTATTTAGTCAATAAAATAAGAGATAATACTGAACAAGAGGATGACTATAATGCAAATTTATCCGAAGAAGAAAGTAAATGGAAAGCATCCGATAGAAAAAATAAATTATATGTACTTCAAACGGTAGGCTATGATTGTTTTGACGATGAAAATTATACTGATTCAAATAGAAAATTTTTGTTTAATACTTTAGCAGATTATTTAACAGATGATGTTGTAGAAGATCCTCATAAGTTACAATGTGTAATCGCCTTAGTTAAAACTACGCTCCAATTAGATAATGTAGATAGATTAATCAATAGCGAGTTTAAACAAAAACTTCCAGATAATTCGCTTATAAAGTCTCTCACGGATATAAAAGATAAATTATCAAGAACAATAAATTCTTCGGCTAATGAAAATGGTATTTCTGCAAAATCAAGTGGTAAAGGGAATAAGGGAAGCAATACACTTACTAATATAATGAAAGAAATGAGTGAAAATGGGTTTGAAGAAATAAAAGTAAATGTAGTTGAAATTAAAATGTCAGAATCGTATAAAGAAATTGCTAAAGATAATGCAAAAGCTTTATTTGAAGAGTTGAATTTCACATCTGATGATTATGCTAGAATGGTTGCTAATCAAGCCGAAATTATAGATGATTACCAGAACAAAATAACAAAATTTGAAGAAGAAATCAGATTATTGAAAATATCTAATAAAGCATTAAGACAAGAATTGGAGGGATGTAAATAATGGCTATTACCGTTATAAACAAACCTTCGCACAAAGAAATATCTCAGAGAAAACTTGAGACTTATGATAAATATACGACAGTTATTCAATGGGGAAGAAAATATCCAATAGAATTTGCAAGTAGATTTATGGGAATAGAATTATTGGATATGCAGAAATATGCAATGTATAATTCATGGGTTAAAGACTTTGTATTATGGCTTGAATCAAGAAACGCTGGTAAAACTACAAAATTAGCTATTTATACAATGATGAGAAGCATGTTATTTCCTTTTCATGTTACATACTTTTTAGGAAATACCGGAGATCAAGCAAAAGAAGTTTTTAAAAAAATTGAGAAGATTTCAAAAAAAGAAATAGAATCATTTACTGGAAGTACAGATGTATTTTTTAATGAATTAAAAAAGAATGGAGCTACTTCTGATGGATTTGTTCATAATCCAGCTTCGTTTACCTGCTCTTTATTTAATGGTGCGGAAATTAATACATTAAATTCAGATGTAACAAATATTAAAGGTAAGAGAGCAAATTTAGTTTGCTTTGATGAGGCAGGTTGGTTTTCTGATGAACTTTTTGTTCAAGCGGAGAACTTTGTTAACCAAGATGAAAATTTTAAATTGGGTGGAAATATAGATATTACATTAGAACCTAAAGGAATTCCAAGGCAGTTATTATATGCATCATCTGCAAGTGATACTTCTTCCGAATTTTATAAAAAATTCAAATATTTTTCGGAAAGAATGATAATGGGTGATCAAAAATATTTTGTATGTAACTATAATATAGATTTAGTTATGAAAGCAAAATTTAATGGCGAAATTTATCCACCGCTTATTTCTCAAGATAAAGTAGATAAAGCTATGGGAGATAATAGAGAAAAAGCATTAAGAGAATTATATAATAAGTTTAGTGCCGATACTCATGAAGGTCAAATTTTAACAAGAAGAGATTTAATGCAACATACAAAACGCAGACCCCCATTGTTGTGTAATGATACTGGAAACAGAATATTTGCTTTAGCTTGGGACTCAGCAAGATTAAATGATAATAGTGTTATAGCTATAGCGGAATTTTTTCAAGATCCTGAAAAGGGGTGGTGTATGGATTTACATAATGCGGTTAGTTTAGTGGATATATCAACAAAAAAGAAAACCCCATTAAGAATTCCTGATCAGGTAAAGAAATTTCAAGATATGTTATTAGATTATAATGGAAATGATAAACAGAGGCTTGATTATGAAAATATTAAGGCAGTGATTTGTGATTCTGGAGCTGGTGGGCAAATGATTGGTGGCGTAGCTGATTATATGCTTGAAAATTGGGAAGGGAAAGACGGAGAAACGCATAAAGGAATAATAGATAAGTCTCATAAAGCTAATGAAACGGCAATTGATTCATATCCAGAAGCAATAGATATAATGAAATTAGTAGATCCTAGAGCACATAGAAACGAAATATTTGATGCGGTAGAAAAAATGGTAAAGCTTGGCGTAGTTACGTTTCCAGCGGAGTATGATAACAATGGATATATATTGAATATTGACGATGAAGGAAATGAACATAAACATATTTTAACTACTGAAGAAGAATTGTCTTTGGCTCAAATTGAAGTAATGAAAACACAAATCATAACTATGTGTAAATATACAAATGCAGGAAATATCAAATATGATTATCCACCAGATAAGAAAACAATGCATGATGATCATGTCTTTGTATTTGGTTTACTTTGTTTTTATCTGGCCTCATTAAGAAGAGGTCAAATGGTGTATAAACCTGTAGTATCAGACTATTCGGATTATTTTATCTCAACAGGTATATCAAACTCCTCTACTCCAACTAACGCATTTAGTAACTTATTTAGGCATTAAAATAAATCTATATAAATTTAAAATAATTTATTTACTATATAAATATAACATTTGGAAATCAATTAAAATAAATTTATATATTTTTATTTTAATAAACATTACAAAAAAATAATATGAAAGGAGGTCGATTTATTCAGATGTCAAGACCAATTGGTTCAAAAAATAAGCCAAAACAAATAGTTTCACAAATAAATGAAGTTCCAATTGCTCCGACTCCGCAATCAGAACAGCCACAATCATCGTTTTCTTCAGAATATAATTACTATGCCGAAGCAGAAAGATTTGCAAATCAATATGTTACTACTTATGCAAAAGTAATGGAAAGCATTATGAGTCAGTCGAGTGGATCTGGTTATTATAATCCTATTTATGCGAATAATGCAATGAAACGGTTTAATACTAGTTCTGGTAAGCCAACCATTAAAGACGTAATGAATTGGCTTAATAATCCAAGGTATTTTGAAAAGCAATTGCAACAAACATCAAACTGGCTATCTGATGCTTGCGAATTTTATACTAGAATGATTTATTATGTAGCAAACATATTGAATTTTGACTATGAATTAATTCCAATCAATCCTCCAACTACATTTGATAAAAAAGAAATTGATTTATATAAAAAACAAAAATCAAAGAACAATGAATGGTTAAGGAGATTTAGGATCAAAGAACAATTGTCAAATGTGATGATAGATGTATCAAGATCTGGTGGGAAATATTATTACCTAAGACATGGGGACACGAGTGATTATTTGCAGTCAATGCCAGATGATTATGTTTATATAAATGGTAGAACAGACGCTTTAGGATACACTTATTCTATGAATATGTCTTTCTTCTATCAATTCCCAGATTCTATTAGGGGGTTTGCTCCCGAATTTTATGATTGGTATTCAGATTTTATTACGCCTGAAGGAAAATTTGACAATCAAATGAATCCTTATAAGAGAATGCCTATTGATGATTCGGTTGTATTTAAATTTGATGATAATAGACCAGAAATGATTCCTCCATTCAGCGGAGTACTAAAGAATGCGTTAGAAGTTGAAGATTATCAAGACTTGCTAAAGTTAAAAGCTCAGTTGCAAACGTTTCAGTTATTATATCTTGAAATACCAAAGGATAAAGATGGTAAACCAACAATGTTAGCTAAAGATGCTATTAACTATACAGCTATAGCTCAAGGTCAGGCTCCATCTGGTACTGGAATTATGTCCTCTCCTATGCACCTTGAACAAGTAAAATTTGATAACTCTCAAAACTTCAATAATATTATTGGATTAGGGGCAAAGACATTTTATGAATCTTCTGGGTTAAGTCCTGCTATATTTGGAGATTCCACTAAATCTGCTGTTGGAATTACAAATAGTATACATACAGATTATCTTATGTTTGAACATATGTATAATCAATTTGAAAGATTTATAAATTATCAGCTTGGTCTAATTTCTGGTAAATATAACTTTGCGATTAGATTCCTTCGGAGGTCTAATTATAAATTGGACGAGGACATAACTAATGCATTTAAATTATTAGACCATGGCGGTCAAATAGGTAGAGTTTTATCTGCTCTAGGTTCAGAACCATGGCAGCATGAAAATTTGCTTATTGATAATAAAATTAGCGGAATAACTGATTTATTAATAGCACCACAAACGTCATTTACTCAGTCAAGCAAAGGTTCCGATAATGCCGGAAGACCAAAATCAGAAGATATTGGAAATCAAATTAGCGATTCAAACGATATAACCCGTTCTGCTGGTTCTAATGAGGGTAAAGGT